GAAGAACTTGAACCAATACCTGATCTTGCCGGCAAATCTCCATCATGGCTGATAGATATGCCATCTTCCATGTTCATAAATTGTAGGCAAGCCCTTGCTGATGGATGATTGATTTCAGCAATGCTCTGTGTGCTTTCTATGCGTGAATATACAATACGATTCTTGTATTCAAAGAATGGTTGAAGTTCTCGTAATGTAATCCAACAATACTTTGCCATAGCAGCAGAAACGATTGTGCTAGGGTTCGTTTCAAACCAAGCGGGATAATCAGTACCACCGCCAAATAAAGATAGTCTATAGGGTGTTTTAGATATAATCATTTTTCTATGTAATAATCTCCATATTCAACCAATATCGTTGAGCGATTATCATCCCTCAATAATGCTCTCTCATATGCAGGAAAGATTTGGTCTGGTTCATCAAGTCTTATAATCTCTACCGTCTTACACATTGATTTAAATGCATCGGTATAATCACCAATATGTTGGTGTTGTGGGTGTAATGGTCTTTCAGACCCAATACTTGTTCGTATGATTACATTGGCTCTATAGTGAGACATTAGTGGCAACTTGTCTACATGATTCACTAGCTGATTGACAGCACAGAGTAGAAAGTTCCATCGTGGGTAAATAGAAACAGGAATAACACCATTCAAAGCCATACCTAAAGACATACCCATTTGCATTTCTTCTGCAACAGGAAGTTCTAGTAGTTTCTCTTTTGGAATATCTTTCAAAGTGTTTGACATTCCAGTTCCCGGATATGCAACCGCTTGACCCATAAACAGAACACGATTGTCTGTTGCTAGGTATTCCATTGATCGTTTTAGTTCATCGAAATATTTCAAAATTGTACCCTCACTCCAGCACCCGCATGAGGGTACTTAGTTTCATATTCATAGTAGTGTAGATGTTTAGAAAACATATTCTTCCAAACTCCATATTTGAAATATGGTTGTTCATACTTCCATACTTCTTTCGTATCCGTACAAACTGATTTGCCATTATTTTCAATGATGAATTTTATAGGCAAATTATGATTGACTGCATACTTAACGCATTCATGTGCCATACCAGATTCGGAGGTCATATCGCCAATGAAACAATATACCTGTGCATCATCTTTTATTGACATAGCAGTACCAAGTGCAATAGGTAAATTGCCTCCTACGATTGCGGAAGAATAGATTCTATATTCAGGAAAGCAAAGAGAGATAGAACGACCTTCGATGATTTCTTTTTCAACCAATTCTTTTGGTACACCCTTAAGTAGGCATTGATAGTGTGAACGCCATGAACAAAACACCCAATCTTTATCCCTTATCTCGGAGAAAATTTTAATCATCTGATCTTCGTTGCCGCTGTATAGATGGACAGGTGCTCGTATCTTGCCTTGATTAAACAACGATGCGATGTGTTCTTCAAATTGTATAAGTTCTTCTTTAGTCACCGAGTATCTTTCTTTTCAGTTTGATTTGTGCCATTTCTTCTACATTCTTTCGTGATTGTTCACCAAACTTCTTTTCAACCAAATTTAAAAATGGTTGATGAGTAAAGTATTTCTGCCATGCTTCATCACGAAACTTCAACACTTCTGCACCAGACAAATACTTTGTTCGCATTGGCTTACAATCATAAGATAGGAATGCATATTCTTCAAATGACTGTGGTAATTCCCAGTTATTATTTTTTGCAATCATATACAACGGACTACCAGGAAGTGCCATCGCCGCATAAAAATTACCATGCTCACAATTCAAATCAAGTGCTAAGTCTAATGTCTCTTGCATTGTGCCATAGTTATCATCAGGAAAGCCAAACATATAGTTACCAAGAACATTGATATCGGCATCTTTAATCTGTTTGACTACATCACGAATGTTGACCTGTTTGAATCTACCCTTATCAATCTCAAGTCTAACATCTTGATTACCTGATTCGATACCAAGGGCTAACCAATTGACGCCCGCTTTCTTAAATAACTCCAATTGGTCTTCTCGTACAGAATCGACACGCGCATATGCCCAAAAGTTAAATTTCATACCACGATCAACCAATCCTTGGAGAATTGGTACATAATACTTCTTGTTCAAAAAGAACATTTCATCGGTCAATCTAACTGTACGAACACCATTTTCATATAGGTGTTGAAATTCTTTCAGCATTAATTCTGGTGACCAAAATCTCATACCTCTAGAATCTTGTGATGTTACACCTTCTTCATGGGATGTTCTGTTCACAATATTAATCATACAAAAGTTACAACCAAATTGGCAACCTAGGGAAGTATAAACTGCCGCAAATGGTGTACGACCTTCATGCGAAAAATTGGAATGCCAAAAGTGTGAACGATACTTGTCTAGCAGGTACTTGTCTTTTGGTAATAGATCCCATGCATACCCAGGCATGACAGTATCCATTTCTGATGTTGGTACTATGCAACCACCCGAGGTTGGTCTTGGCAAACCATATTTTTTATACCACATTCCGCGAACTGCATCTAGATTGTCTTCTAGATTGGTCTCCAATAAGTCTAGCAGACCATAGACACCTTCATTAATGAATGCAAAATCAACATACTTAAATTGGATTACTTCATGTGGTAATGCCGATGCATGAGAGCCAATGAATGCAATCTTTAGATTTGGGTGTGACAGTTTTAATTGTGTTGCAAGAGAACTGGCACCAATCATCATGGTGGTACCAGAATTTGGATTTTGTCCGTATAGGACAAATACAACTAATTTGGGTTTAGTCTTCTCAATTTCTTCTGCTGCATCCTCATCTGACATAGGACAAGCATCGAAATCCAAAATACAAGGTTCATGTCCTTTTACACGAACAGCATTAGCCAACAATGCTGCCCATGTAGGCATTTCAATCGCTGAATGAACCTTTGATAAATCTTGGTAAGCTTTAGCTGCGCTACTTGGTACAACAAAACACACATTAGACATAACAACTCCATTATTAATGAAGGATTCTTTTTGTTCCTTCCTGAATTTCTTCTACTTCCTCATCCAATTCTTCATCATCATCTTCTTCGTAACTATTTAGTGCGTCTTCAAATTGATTGAGAACATTGTCATAATGCTCAATTAAATCTTCTCTTGGTTCAAATACACTTAGTATATCTGACATATAAAGTATAGCTTCGTTATCTTTGATTATCTCAACTGGTAACCATGGCATCATCATCATTACTGATCTACCATTGGGCAATCGTTTAAGTATAACGTGCATTGGTTTATCTAAAAGTACCGTATCGTTTTCTTCATCTTCCATATAATTGGCGATGATATCTTCACCAGATTGGAGACGAACTATTTTTATGTTATTCATGTTTTCAACTCTATCGGGTAAATTTTGTATTCAAATTTTTCATCATCATAGATTTTCAATCTCTCTATGAAATGCTTTAAGGTGTAGTTTGTAAACTTACCTACACGGAAATCATCTGCTATATCAAACAAAGTAGCAGCAGTTTTGTTATCACCTACACGCAGACCTCTACCTATTGACTGCAAATTCCTAATCCTAGACTTCGAAGGAGAGGCAAAGAGTACGTTATGTAAGTTTCGAATGTTAATGCCAGTAGAAAAAGTACCATAAGAAGCAACAATAATGGCATCAGATTCTTTTTCAGTAATAGAACGAATTGATTCCCTAACCTCAACATCGGTGCCACCATATACGAAAAATATACGGCGTTTGCCAGCAGATTCTTTAATAGTCTCATACAAATCTTTTCCATGTTTCTCTACAAATTGGAATAATATTAGAGAGTTACCTTGTAATGATAAGGCAAGATTCTTTATGAACTGGTTTCTAGCATCGTTTCTAACAATGTATTCCATTTCATCATTGTAGTTCCAACCCTTCGCTACTTTACAGATTGAATCTGGATACTTCAATACTAGGCATTTAATTTTGAAGTCAGCAAGATGCCCCTTATCAATTAACTCTGATGTTGTGGTTGCCTTATAGACTGGACCAAATAGTCCTTCTAGTACCAATCTATGAGTCTGTGTACCATCAAGTGTACCTGTAGTGCCTATTCTATATTTAGAGTTGACACAACCAGATAATATTGTAGTTAGAGATTTGGCTTTAAATTGGTGTGCTTCATCACCAAGAACAAAATCAAATTGGTCAAAGTATTCTGGACCATTTTTGTAGATAGATTGCCAAGTGGTAATTGTAAGAAACATATTGGTGTGCTTCTCTTTACCAGCATACTGCCGATGGCAATACTTGGATGATTCATAACCATAGTCTTCAAAGTCTTTATACATCTGTTCAACCAATGAAGTGGTTGGAACAATTAAAAGACCACGCTTATGTTCTTGTTGTAGATATCTGATGATGAGATATAGTATCAGAGATTTACCTGATGCTGTTGGTGATAGTAACAATACACGCTTATTACGCACAGCATGGAGAAAAGATTTGAGTTGATACTCTCTTACTTCAAATGGTAAGTTAAGAGTCTGAATAAATTCCATCGCTTCAACACCAGAGAAGCTTTGTGTAACAAGTAAATCAGAATCTATTGAAAGTTTATAGTCTCGCTCATCACAAAACTTTTGGATATAAGGTATCAATCCACGATAGATGGTGAATGATCTTAGGTCAGCAAGGCGTATTTTGCCATCCCACATCCTAGATTTGTATGCGGGAGTAAACTGATAACCTGGTACATAGAAAGTAAAGTAGTCACTCATCTCCTGAGCAACACCTTTGTCGCATTCAAAGGTAATGAATGCTTCATTCTTTCTATGTAATGTTAGGTTATACACCTTGAATAAATCTTTCCCATGCTATATAATCACGCAGTTGGAATGTACGAGAGTTTAGTTCTTTCATTATACTCTGGCACAATTCTACAATCTCATCATTAACAGTTTTCATTGCGATATACTTGTTGATATCTTCATCGCTCTCCAAGTATGTAGTTATCTCGGATTTAAGCACATAGGGAAATGGCTCCCAACCATATTGACCCAGTTGTTCATCATCAAGTTTACCAGTATAGTATTCCCATTTCAATCGTTTCATTTTGTTATACTTGAACTCAGCCTCTTTGGAAAGTAGGCGATGTTTTGAAAGTATGGTGAGATACTTACTGTGCAATTTGGGTATATCAAGTAATGCTTTGCCTGGTTCCGTGCGATCAATATCACAATCTTTACGCCACATCTCCAGCAATTCTTCAATTTTGGTCATAGTATAAAACCTCCTAGTAGGAGTATATCAAATCACAAACAAGTTGTCAATCAAAAATTAAAATGTACCCAAATGTTGTTTGGCAGTTTGAGGTATAACATCATAGTAACTATACCTAAATGTTGCATCGGCAGTCAATATGGTTTCAGGATCATCTTGCACATTCATTACGAATGCCGATATTGAAACCGGAAAACATTCGTGAAAATGGAAGCTGGTGAATGGATTATTTGATGAATTGTAGATAGTCAATGTGGCATCAGAGAATTGTGGAAATGTTTTACTAATGTCCGATTCGACGGATGCATATCTATTTAATCTATTTAAATTTTGATATTCCGAAAATCTGGTTGGAAAAGTCATACCTCTAATCCAATCATGTATCTCCAACCAACCAGTCAAATTTTCATCAATGATAAAGGTAACATTCAATAGGTCATAGATAGCTTTTTCACCTGGTGAATATATGTCAACGAATGGAGTATTTCGCATAACTTCTGACAATGAAATGCCAGGAACACTTACATTCTGGCAGAAGTATTGCATATTTGGTGCGCGTCCAAATGTCAACAGAAATTTATTCGGTTGTAATGGATTTGGATTGGCAGGGTTTCTTGTTAGTACGCTCATAGTATCCTATTTATAAGATAAAAAAAGAGACCTCTTTTTAGGGAGGTCTCTTTAAAGGTCACTCTACGGTGACTTTTTATTACATGATGTTGGCAATACGGAATGAACGGTAGTAGTTGTTCAACTGTGCGTTCAAACCACCAAGACCTTGGCTGGTACCTTCAGCAAATGGGTTAGCAACTAGACCGTAACGAGTCTTGAAGCCAATCTTTGGCTGGAATGTACCGGTATCAACTGCACGAACCATTTGTAGAGGAACGTATGGGCAGTAGAAAATACCAGCATCGTATGCATTAGAACCCTTGTAACCAACAACTGCAAATTCAGAAGTAGAACCTGCTGGGAAGTATGGGTCAATGTATACTTTGATACGACCGAACATGGTACCTGCAAAGGTGTTACCAGTATCGTCAACGGTTAGATTAACTTGACCTTGTAGTGCTGATTGATAGTCAAGAATACCAGCCATTGCAAAAGCAGAAGCAACATCTGACGAGCAGATCATAATGTTACCCTTACCACGACGAGTTGTCTTGGCAATGGTGTTAGCTTCACGTTCGATTTGGAATGCAAGACCCTTAACTTTTTCAACCATCCAACGACCGTTTGAGTCGGTGTCTAGGTCAAATGTGCCGCGGGTTGTGGTACCAACTTGTGCACCTAGTCTAGCAACACCGTAGATTGTACGAACAACTTCACGGTTGATTTCAGCAAGAATTTCTGTTGAAAGAATGTTTGCTAGTTCGGTTTCTGCATCTAGACCATGAACTGCTTTCAAGTCTTGAGCAAGTTCCATTGAGTATTCTGCCTTCAAAGCGCGAGTCTTTGCAGTAACAGTAACTTTCTCAATTGAGAATGCCATTTCTTGGAAGGTGTTACCTGCTGCACCATCACCTAGAGCTTCAGCAGAACCGGTTGACATTGCTGGACCAGCGGCTGCGTTGCTAACAAAGGTTTCTGTGGTGTTTGCAGCAAGACCTAGAGAGGTCAACTGTGCAAGAATTGCTGCTGTCAATGCTGTGTTAGCACCTGAGAACTGGGTGTTAGCTTCGTTGTAGAAAGCTTCTGTACCAGCTTGGTTGGTGTAACGAGTACGCATTGCGAAAATCAAACCAGTTGGACCTGTCATTGGCTGAACACCGCAAATGTCATAAGCGATTAGGTTAGGCAATGAACGGCGAACCAATGAGATTAGGATTGGATCGAAACCAGCAACTGGACCTGCTGCTGCTGCGCCACCACCGAAACCGCCTGTACCAGCGAAGTTTGTTGGTGAACCGGCTTCGTGAAGAATGCCAGCTTCTTTCTGCATCTCAACTGCTTGGTTTTCTAGAATAACTGCTGTAACCGCTTTACGGTATGGGTCTGTGATCTTTGGAAGATCAGCGTGTTCTAGAACACCTTCCCATTTTTTTTGTAGACCTTCGGACAAATACATTTATTATCTCCTTGTTTTACTATTATAACTTAGTTTTTGAAATTGCTTTAGAAACAGCGGCAACAAATGGATCATTGATAGCAACATTGTTGGTTGTTTCTTCTACCTGTTCGTGAAGCTGGTCTTCAGTAGCTTTTTTGGCACCTGAAGGAAAGTAGTTCTCACGGATTGTCTCAAGTTTGGTTTTGTATTCGTCCTCTGTGGAGAATTCAACACTCTCTGCGAGTGATTTGATTTTTTCAACTTGAGTAGTTGTAAGACCTTCGCATACATCACGGGTAATATCATTCTTGCGTGATTCTACAAGAGCCTTGGCATAAGAAATACCACGCTCAATTTCCTCATCAAGCTTGCTTTCAAGTTCTTCAACTTTACCTGCAAGTTCATCAACAAGGTCAACCTTATCTTCTGGAACATTGATGTAATGTTCAGCGAATAGGTTGCGTAGACCAGCAATGAATTCTTCTGAAAGTTCTGAACGTAGACCCGATTCGATTGCAAGTTCATTGTCTTGCATCCATTGCTCAACAACATAGTTGAGATAATCATCAACCTTTTCGGTTAGGTCTTGGCTCATTTCTGCGATAGCTTCTTCAAGCATACCTGCATACTTTGCTTCAACTTTTTCTTGAATCTGTGCTACACGATCTTCAACACGGGCTTCAAAAATGGTTGAAACTTTCTCTTTAAATTCTTCTGAAATAGTAGAATCGTCAGCAAAAAGGGCATTAACATCTTCCTTCATCTTTGCTTTCCATTCTTTCTTTTCTTCTAGTTGTTCTTCTGTTTCAGCAATGACTTCATCATCCTGAACTTCTTCTTCTTTCATTGTCTTCTTACCACCGCCAAGCATTTCTTGCTTGTCTGGAGAAGCATCAGAAGATTTGGTTGTTGGAGCAGTAGCACTCTTGGTAGATGGAGTAATCTTTGCAGAATTATCATCGTTCTTATAATTCTGTGGAGTTGGTCCACCTGCATCGTGAATTTCTGCTGGTAGTTTTTCGGGAGGCATAGCACCAGCTTTACTCTTGCTTGATGCAAGAATTTCTGCTGCCGCTTCCATTAGTTTATTTGTTGCCATTAGGAATCTCCTTATGATTTCTTATTTATAAAAATTAAAGTTTACGCAAGTAATTTTCGAATAGTTTTAGCGCAACTTCCTCTAATTGACCTTTGGAAGCCTGCTTTATTTGCCTTTTTGCTCGGTCAAAATCTACTTCAACGAATCTGCCCTCAACAAACATCCACTCTTTATTCTCCATGATACCATTAACAAAGGCACCTGGTGCAGAAGGATCGGCTACAATGTCTGCTGCTGTTGCAAGTCTAAAATCATCTTGCACCAAATTGTAACCTTCTTTTGTTTGAACAAGTGAACCCATAGCGCGAGAAGAAACACCAAGATTCACATCGTTGTCGATGAAGTTCTTTACAATTTGTCCATATGGTGTTTCTAAGATAAGTGCTTTACCATAGAAAGAATTGCCATCTTCGGACAATGAAATGATTTTGTGCGATGCACGTTCTAGATTAATAGAAGGAGTATCTGGATGACCAAGTTCTCCTAAGGCACGATTAGTTTTAATGTATTCTTCCGCATAACGCTGCACTTCGCGGCGCATCGTATCCATTTTATACATACGATTGTTCTTGTTGACTTGTTCAGCAACAAGGAATGTTCCTTCAATGTATAATTTTTTCTTACCGTTTTCTGCTGTTTCGGTAAGATACTTTACATCATCAATAGTTTCTGTTATAAGTTTCATACTGAGAATCCTGTATCTGGTGCTACATTGTAGGTAGCAGTTTTAGAAATATCCATAACAAGAGTTCCGCCTGTTATAACTGTAATCACAATACTTTGGTTGTTGTTATTAGCTACAGCATAACCCATTTCATCGAATCTCATTTCGCCTGCATTGTGCAACATTAAAATAGGTACGTTATTTCTTACGATAGAAATAGAACCGTTTGTTGACCATGCAACTCTACGAATTGCCGCAGCAGTAACAGTTTCTGTATAAGCATTTGCTCTTAGATCATTTAGAGTGATGGTCGCGGTGCCTGGATCAACCACGCGAATAACTGAACCACCTCTCATTGAATTTGTAATTTCATATGCCATTTTATCTTAGTCCCATTGATGAGCGTCTACGCATTGACATTTTTCTTTTCAATAGCGAACGGCGCAATTTAGATCGTCTAGTTGTTTTCCATGCACGTTTCAACATTCGTGCTTTATGTAATCTAACATTTGCAGGTATTCTTCTTACAGAGTTACCTACAATTCTATAACCTTTAATGCCTGAGCGTCTTTTGTTCTTCTGCACAACAATACGACCTTTGGCATTTCTTCTAATTCTTCGGCGAATCTTTGTGATTCTACCCATCTTAACAAGGTTTGGATTTCTCTTTGCAACCTCATCAAGTTCTTCTACTTCTTCATACACATCTGCCTGCACATAACGCTTTGCTTCTTTCAATCGCTGTGCAACAATCTCATTTAGGCGGTCAAATATACTTTGCTTTGCCTCTTCTAATTTGTTCTGTGCTAATAGTTTTAAGAAATTCATTTTCTTTTGCTGAATGCAAAGTCAGCAACTTTAGCTAAGTGTTCTGGACTCTTATGCACCATATCAGCCAACTTCTTTTTGTTGGCATCATTTAATGCATTGTGTACCTGTGTAATAGCAGATGCAGTAAAGTGGTCAATCTTTCTTGTTACACCATTACCAAACTTAACACTATCGCCAGTTTTGGCTGATACAATTTTATGTAACTGATCCATTACCGCTTCTTCAATTACTTCAACTTCTTCTGCCTGGATTGGTGCATCAACTGCATTACCATAAGGCAAAGAAAAATACTTATCTATCTTGTCATTATAATATAAGGCAACTTTTGTTCCATCAGGATACAAACGAATTGCTTTACGCTTTAACAATAGAACAAATGGAGGATTGGAAGTATCTTCGTTGATATCTTCTCTTACCGCTTTACGAGCCTGAGTAAAAATCTGTTTGTTATTAGAAACCAAATCTACCATACGATTGAACATATTCTGTAGAATCGCACGGTCGGCATTATTAAACACAGGTTTTTCTTCTTGCATCTTATCCAATATTTTATGGATACGCTGCATCTGTGCCTTATTAGCCAAACCAGCACGAACAAGAACATCAAACTTTGAGTAGTCTGATTTTTCTTCGTTGACGGCAGATTTAAATTCTAATAAAGACTTCATTCTTGTTCTACAGTTTCAGCTTCTTGCTCATCGTCACCGTAAAGTGTTTGTGCAATTTGTTGCTTGCGAGTATCTAATGCTTCAAATGCTCTAGCAGAAAGCAAATCGTTCAAAGTATCTTTGGCGGCACCAGCTTCACCGTTCATTGCTTGAGTAATAAAAGTTTTAATATCCATATTAACGCCTATTTAGTTTAGATGAAAATTTTTCAACATCTTGGTCTAGTTGTGGTGTCAATGATTCTGAATCACCTTTTTCAACTGTGTTATCTTCTGGTGGGTATTGTTCAGATGTTATCTCAGGTTGTTCACCTTGAGTAATAACTGGTTGACCAACACCAGCATCAGATTCTTCTTTCATCTGCTTATCCATCTTTTGAATATCTTCATCGGTGAATTGCAGAATCTTTTTCTTTACCCATTCAGCAGAGTAGTAATGACCAATGTATGGATCTACAAGTTGTAATAGACTAACTCTTTCGCGGAGCAATTCTGCATCACGCAATTCGGTAAAGTTATTGTCTTTCTTGTAGTCATAGTAAATCTTGTCTTTGAATGTTTCCCATTCTTCTGTTGTGCAAATACCTTTTAGCACACATTGAATTCTCAAAGCATGGTCAAATATCTGTGAGAATTTATTGCGAAGACGAATGATGAATTTGGTAAACTTAACTTCATCACGGGTAACTTCTGATGTACGACCAACACCAATCATACCGCCATCGCTAGGTTGCAAACGAGACAATGGTACATTAAGAGACTGTAATAGTTTTTCGCGGAAGTATTTTACATCTTCTAGTTCACCAAGGTTCTGACCTGCTGGTAGTGTGGTAATCTCTGTACCTTTACCACCTTCACGGCGCGGCAACCAGAAGTCTTCAAGCATCGACATATGTTTACGGTCATCACGCAGTTCACCAGTATTGGCATCATAGACCATCTTGTTGCGGTACTTGACCATAATATCTTTTAGGTATTGTTCTGCTTTACCTCTTGGTAAGTTACCTACATCAATGTAGAATACTCTGCGCTCTGGCGCTCTTGAGATACGGTAAATACAGACCGCATCTTCAATCATACGCAGTTGGTTGAGTGGCTTAATTGCTTTGTGTAGATATGAAATGACGAATGTATTTTTGGCATCCATTAAACCAGAGTTTACATTGATGATAGACTCTGGTGCAATTCTTAGACCTGTGTTAACCGATGCACCATAAGTTTGAGTTGTGGTACCACGGTCACTATAGACATAATACTCGGCAATAGATTTGATAATATCTGCGCCAGTCTTTGGGTCTCTTTCTTTCTTTACCTCACGCACTTTACGAATCTTGCGTGGGTCTATGTATCTTAATTCTTGAATACCTTCTTTTGGTTTCTTTTCATCAACAACAACATGGTAATAGATTCTACCATCTATGTACCATCTTTTGAAAAGGTCATCTGAAAGATTACCAAAATTAAGCATATCAAGAATGTTTTCAAATTCTTCAAGAATTTTTTTCTTGACTGCCTCTGGTTGTTTCAGTTTATCTAAAACAATATCAACTGTACGACCAGTAACATCATGTGTAATTGCTTCATTGACGATATCATCAATAGCCATCTCCAATTCTGGATGATTAGCCATCTCACGATAACGGGTAATAAGTTCTAACTCATTGCGTATCGAACCTTCAAGGTCAACATAAGTGCCGTAGTAGGCATTCTGTGTGATAGTAACTGCACCATCATCAATCGCTGGAGTTGGAAGTGCAAAAGACGGTTGTTCAGGAGATTGAACCTGAACAACGTCTTTTGTTCCTAATGTGAAACCGAAAAGCTTGATTGCCATTAATTAGTCATCCTAAAAAATAGAGAAAGGCCGGAGCCTTTCTCTTTATACCACGCCAGATTCTACAGACTCCCACCATTGGTAAGTAAGTGTTACCGAAAATTCTTCAATAGTATCATTAGAACCCCAGTCAACATCAATTGGAGTAATATCTGATGGGAAAAGTCCTACGAATCTATATTTCTTTAGTGCGTCACCCTTCTTACCAAATTGGGTAACATCACCATCAACTGTATAGCCTAACGGTGAAAGTGCAAGTGGGTTTCTTACGTTTAGATTATGGCTATTTACACCATTCATCCAGCGTTCGAATGCATTACGAATCACAAAATCTTCATCGTTGATGATTGTGATTGTCCAATCTGCGAATGTACGATTACCTACAAACTTTAGTTCACGACCAAAGTATTGAACAGGCACAACACCTAGAGTTGATCCAGGTAGTTGTGCTGTTTTACACATGAAGGTTAGCTTTGTTTGAGCATTTCCTGGTAGTGAAAAAGTAGGAAAGGGCATCGACACTTCAAATAAATTAGGACGGGCACCATCGCCCACTAATTGACTTCTAAACTCGTTTACTGAAAATGCCATTATTGTTCTCCTGTTCCTCTATTTAGAATCGTCCAACAACTTCTTCGAAGGATACACCAGTTCTTGTAGCCACGAAGTTAAGTTGAATGAAGTTAATTGAACGAGCAGGCTTGATGTAGATATCTCCAACAAACTCATTGCGGTCAATAACTTCTGGTGTGTTATTTGTAGTATCACACACTACGCGGAAATCAGTAATACCGCGGCGACCTTGAATCTCTCTTAGATATGGTTCAACAAGAGCAACGAATTGCGCTCTGGTGAATTGATCGTTTAGTTCAAATAGAGAGAAGCGAGAAGCGCGAGAAACTGTATTCTCAAGGGTAATAAACAGACGGCGAACATTGATACGGTCGAAGGCAGAAGGTTTGCTCAACATGGTCTTATCACCAAATAGAACAGTACCTTCACCCTGGAATGTTAATACAGGGTTAACACCTTTTACATATAGATTGTCTCTGTCAGCTTTTGTTGGATTCCATGCTAGTTTAATAACATTACGAATCTGACCACGATTTAGACCAGCAGGTGAGAACCATGGATCTCTTACATAGTCTGAACGAGCAGTTAGACCAGCAACATCACCATTCAATGGTACCCAACGGTATACATCGTTATACTTATCGTATTGGTATTTCCAGTTTGCATCCATAAAAGCATAAGAAGAAGATGTTAGACCATCACGGTATGATGTGATGCTACTTACTTCTCCTGCTGGATTCTGAACAACAGATGCTTTTGTTGGTGATAAGAATACAACAGAGTCTTTGCGTTCTTCTGCAAGAGCAATCAAACTTGTAGCAACGGTTGATCCAGCTGGACCCGAAACAATCAAACCAACATCAACGGAATCAGGGTTAGAAAACTGGCTGTAACCAGTAACGATGTTTGCGGTAACAATAGTACCATCAGAACCACCTGTCATTGATGCTGTGAAAGGAACGCGAACGACATTGAATGCTGTGTCTTTTGCTACGTTACCCCAGTTTGTTGCACCTGGTTGATGACCAGTCCACCAAACATATGATGACTTATCGTTTAGTAGGTTAACATAGTAGTTACTATTTCCATTTGAATCTTTTGAGTCTGATGCCTTTGAAGCAAAAGCAAACTTCTCCAATACTGTATTTGAGGTACCTGAGAATTGTCCACCTTCATCTACAACGATAATATGAATTTCATCGTTGGCACCATTAACTGATGCAGCGTAGGTAGAGGTACCTGGAGCAATACCAAAATTGTCAGCATATTGCCATTTGCGTAGAATTGCAGCGCCTTGTGTGACAGTAGTATTAGATGCTACATTAATATAACCTGATGTAACATTAACAGTTCTTACATACGAAACACCACCATCAAACGAAACTAGGTCACCAACATATAGGTTACCAACAGGGCTATTAGTAACAGCGATAACGGTATTACTTACGGCTGATGTTACATAAGTGCTGTCTGTTACTGTTAGGTTTGAAGAAAATGCGGTGCTGCTTGGGCAGATAGAAACTCTCAAAGAGTTACCTTGGCCACCTGGATACTTTGCAACAAGTGGACCATTGGTGGTATTTGCTGTAGTGTGATTTTGTAGATAGTCTTCGGCGTTCTCAATCAAAATGGCGCCGTTAGTATTAGCTGCGGCATTAAGTGTCGAGAAAGCATTGTTGGCGGTACGAACAACTTTTAGGTTGTTTGAGTATGCCAAGAAGTTAGCTGCTGAAAACCAGTATTCATATTGATTGCCACCAGCAGCCACAGAGTTAGCATTTGGCTTACCAAAAATAGCAACCAAACGATTCTCATCAGGGATAGTGACAACAGTATTTGCTGGACCCCATTGGAATGGGCCAGCAAAAGCGCCAATTGATGTGGCAACAGATGGGACAACTGTAGTCAGATCAATCTCTGATACGTTTACCCCAGCGGATAATTGAAATGCCATGGATTTCTCCTTTTGTTATCGGGTCAATTCTTTTATGTTCTATTTAGTTTTTTACAAAACTGAGGATGTATATCCTTTTGTAGACCAATAATCACCTGAATCGACTGTAACTTCCTCTTGCAAACCATTGTCTATGATTCCAACTGGAGTCAATAGTTCTTCCTCCATCAGCATATTTTGTTCTTCTAAAAGAACCCTACGAATGTCGATGTTTGTAGAATCTCTGAAATAAGACTGTGCGGTCAACCAAGCAAACAGCACCAGACCCATCACTAGGTCATCATTGTTGCCTTCTTCGGCAGCATAGCTGTCTTTATCCCGAACGAAAGTATTCATTTCAGCAATCGTATCAAAATCTTTGACGATTAATTTATCAGATTCAATAAGAGTTTTTAAGTTTGCACAACCAATTTTCTTAACAGTCTTGGTTGTTTTAATACCAAAATTTGATCTAGCTTTGAAACCACCAGAAATAGTTTGACCCTTGATATGGTGGTGGTCTATTTTATAAACATTTTCATACTCTAAATCATAGTGTAGAATGTCCACTACTTGCTGACCTACGTTGTTAGTTTCAATCAATGCAAAGGCTTCATTGTATCTCCGACATAGAGAGTATATGATTGTCGGAAAAAATAGTAGCGGTAGTTTATTGTTTCTGTATTTTGCAACTTGTTTATATGGAGTTTCTGTTACATCTATGATGTTGACTGTAGAATAATCTTGTTCAACACCCTCTGAACAGTCAACGGTTGCAATATACATTCTTTTCTCTTGCGGTAACTCATATATGTCAAGGCATTCTTCTTGTTTGACAGGATCAAAGAATGCCAAGGATCTCAATTTGGCTCCAGAAATAAGTGTTGCCGATGAGCCAATAAATTCAGTCTCAAATTCCTGACGGAATTGTTCTTCTGAAGTGTTACGAATCGTTTCTTCTTTCCACTTTTGATCTCTGCCTGGTACCATCGACCAATGGACTTCAAGTGGTTTATATGTGGATCTTCCTTCTGTCGCATCGACCCACATCTTATAGAAGTGGTTCAAACCATATGGTGTTGATACGATGATAACCTTAGAAGTTTTACCAGATGAAATAACAGGGTATGTTGATGTAAAGAATTCGTCTGCCATATTTTTTGGCACGAAAGCAAATTCATCAAGGAAAATTAAGTTGTAGGTACCACCACGAACACCAGATGCTGAGGTTGCAAACGCAGCAATCTTAGATTTGTTTTCTAGTTCAATGTTACCTTTGTTCCATGTAATAATACCTTGCTGCATCCATATTGGTAAATATTCATATGCATATTGGATTCTACCAAGAATCTCACGCGCAAGAGAACCTTTGTTAGCAAGAATCGCAATACTGTAATCGTCTTGGAACAAAATAGACCAAAGCATAAAGCCAACAGTAGTGGTAGTTTTACCAACCTGTCGAGGCATTTTTGCGATACAGAATCTGTTTTCATAATATGTTCTGACCATTTCTTCTTGGAAAGGCCACATTTCAAAGTCAATAAGACCTCTGTCTACGTTTACAATCTTGACATAGGTCTTAATGAAATATACTGGATCATCAGAACACTTGATAAATTCTTTTGTTTGTTCTTCTGTGAATGATATTTGAACGCCAGGTCTTTTTAACTTAGCGTTCCCAAGATACCCATTATCAACATCAGCCATTATTTTGTAATACTACGAAGCATCCAAGCGTGTTTCTGGTGTTTACCTAAAATGTCTTGTAGAAAGTTAGAAACGGCAGGTTCACCAGCAGCATCAGCGGCTGCAATACCAGCACGAAGGTGGATGATATAACGGTCATTGTCACGACGAAGATTGCCAAACATAGCAGCAGGTGCAGGAATATTTACATCTTCTTCTATGTCTGAAAGTTCCATCATACGAGACAATGAAACTGGAGCATATGAATCTAGACGGCGAAGATGTTCTGCAATATCATCTGTTTGGTCAAAAACAGAATCATAGAAGTCACCTAGAAAGCCGTGATATTCTGGAAAGTCTGGACCTTCCACATTCCAATGGTATGAATGCGCTTTAAAATACAAAGCAAAGTTTGTACCAAGAATAGTTCTAAGTTGTGAGATTAATTTTTCCATAGTGTTCCTATTTAGCTTGTCTAAGTTGTTTAATGAAATCTGCTGTTGAACCTACAAAAACAGCCTTATCAACATTGATTGATCCTCTGTTGTCAGATTGTTTTGGTTGTAGGTCCTGTTTTCTTTTTTGTATCTCTAGTAAATCTTTGTTCATGTCAGCTAAATGTTTCATCATGTTAGCCGCAACCTCATATGCTCTTGGATGTTCGGACTCTTTAGCTACATGGAGAATATTGTCAGCAGCAATATTTCCTTTTTCGATTAGTTTGCGTAGATTCTGCCTTGCAAATTCTGCATCATCATCTACAGCATTTTCAACCACAACCATTTCTGTGGTTGTAATTTCGATTGGATCAATATCAAGTGCTTCAGAAAGTTTTTCGTTCAGTTTACTCATAGTAATGTATTAGGCCATTCCGTAAATTCATCGTTAAATCCAAAGTGGTCATCTGGTGCAGAATCTTGTGGTACTGCTGTAGTAACTATATGTACCGCTTTAAGTGGTGTAACATCGGTTCTAGTTACTGTGTAAGTCGCGCCAGAATAATCTCCAGTAATAACATTGTTTGGAGAAAATAGTCCATTCAATTCACCAACAATTAATATTCCATTGGTATTATTGGAAAAATATATAACTTTACCAGTATAATATGAACTGCCATTGGCTCTTACAGTTTCACCTATGGTGTAGTAATTATTACCGTTTTGATAATCTACATATAATTTTTGTGCATCACGATTTTGAGTGTTAATATAAATGTTGGTGTTTGCTTGACCATATCTTCCTGATGTGGTGCTATATGAACCAATAACACCACCAGGTTCTTCTACTGCTGGCCATAGATAACTTTTTACGGTAAATTCTAAATCCCAAATAATCAATCTGGTTGTACCATCAGCCATGCCGCCTTCATAATCTGTGGTGGTATTAACTGAATTTAGTATGATTGGCATATCATACTTTTGATCCATACCAGGAATCATATCAACAGTAACTGTGAAATCTGGTTTGAAGAATGGTAAAATCTGTTCTACAATTTGTGTGCCGTCATCTGTGTTACGAACATAGATTGACATTGAAAAATTAAAATTATATGGAACAGGAACATATTGTGCGCTAACTCCACCTGTGCTATTCATCGCAAAGTTTTTAATCAGAGATTGTTGTTTGCGTGAATTGTCATAACTCATACCAGTCAATTCAAATGAAATGCGTGGTACATTTACCGCGATGGTTTTTGTTAGTGTAGGATCGGATGTGATAGCAGTTAGGTATCTCTCTTTTGAACCAAATGAAAGAGGTACTTTAAATATTTCTTTTTTTGTTTTACCGTCACGCATATATCTTTGCAGTTGGATATCATTGAATAGAGTACCAAACGCAACAACAATTTTGCGAATCGAACGGTTATAATATTGCGACTTGCCTAACATTATGGTTCACCAAATGGGTTAACTTCAGAGAAATCAATAATAGAATCTGATTCGCTTTCAATTCTAGCATTATCTTGAATGTCTTCGAATGCAGTATTCATGTAGGCAGTATCGTCTACCACATTGATGCTCCATATAGCATTACTTGTATTACCAATTACATTACCTGATGCAAAAGTACCTTGTACCAAAATAATATCTAGGTGAGTATTTGGCACAAAATCGTGAACAATGGCTTGAGCATTAGCGTAAGCTAAGTTGGCACCCTGATAAACGATTTCATCATTGATATATTTACCAGTACCACCGGCTGCTAGTGAAATTTTTGTGCGTGGGTAGTAGTTACGAACTTGGTCATCAATCTCTGCAATACCAGTTGAAATAATTTCATTAGAGAATACATACTGTTTCAGTTTCAACGCATACACATAAACATTTCCACCGCGACCACGACCTAAGGTGTAGAACATTGTTTGTTGGTTTTCATGCTCAACAAAAGTAATCTCAAATAGATTCTTTAGCAACGGTACATAAATCAAATCACCTTCATTAGGTCTTGTTTGAGGTACTGTTGCTACAAATCTACGGCGAGAAACCAACAATGTCATTTCATCACGAATCTCTAGACCAAACTTAGATATGAAATCTTGCTCACCTTCCATACCTGTAATATTTTCCATATACATCTCAAGTGGAAATACAGTATTATATTGCTTGAGTGTATCTTCACCAAATAGAAAATCTACCGAATCTCTGCTGCTACGAGGCAAATAAAATACATCCATGCCATACATCTGCATAGCTTCAATGACCAAATCCTCCACAAGCAATTGCTCGGGAGTAATCTGGCTAGTAGGAAACGGATTGAAATAGAAATTTGTTGCCATTATTAACCTGTAAATATCTCACTTGGTAAACTGTTGTAATTGTAAATTTCTTCCTCAATCTTATCAATCTCCGTTTGAGCTTCATCCCAAATTTCTTTGCCATTTAACATGACACCACCAGGCATTTGTATGCCACCAAATTTTTTTAGGTTTTCACCCCATTGTCTTTTAATCAATGCTGTACCATATCGTTTCAAAACTTTATCATCCCAAACATCAGACACACCAGCAACAGTTAGTGTACCACCAGTTATAGGTGATGCAACAGGACTATACAGTTCTAATGATGTTGGCGATGAAATTCTTTTTATCTGTTTGTTCTCGCTACCAATAGTGATGATATCATTCTCTAAAAGTTCTTGGTCAAAAATTGTACCAGTTCCAGAAACTGTATTTGCTGTTGTTGTAGCAGCAACAGTACCAGTTAATGTAACGGTATCAGGAATAAGTTTTCTATAGCATTCTACAATAACATAATCACCCACATGAACATCACTATTCCAATCTATGTCAAGGAATATTTTGTTTAGTTTACGGTTAAATCTAAACTGTGGTGTACCAGAGAATAGAAGTTGAAGTGTGCGAATATGCTGCATCGTAATCTCATATGAGACATACGAAACAGAAGTAAAATCATACAGGTCATGCAGACGCAATTGGTAACGCAAGTCGAACATATTGATTGATGAGTTTGAATCGTCAAATGGTAGAACACCAGTCACAAATGTTACGGCATCAGGGCAATAAATCCAACGGCGATTAATGTCTTCAGCGGTAATCATGTGCTTCATATAAATCTTTTCAGTTCCATCAAAGTGGTAATCTTGAAAAAATTGTAGAGCATCGTCTATACGATCTTCTACCTGGTCATCATCTACGTTAATTTGAATAACTGGAAAACCTAATCTGCGAAGACAGTATGTTTTAAATTGTTGGCGAGTAACCGGTTTAGCCATTCTGTTTTTTCTCCAGTCTTTCAACTTTTTCTGTTAGTTCTTTAATAGCCTCAATTAACAAAGGAACCAATTTTTCATACTGGACTGTTTTATAATTTTGGCCAGATTTTGAATGTTCTACACCATCATCACCTTTGACAATATCAAATGGTGCTGGTTTAACAATCTGTGGTAAAATTGATTCGACTTCTTGTGCAATAACACCAATCTGTTCTGATTGGTCGGTATAACCATATGAAGCAGCAACAGAGTTGTTTATATAAACAACACCCGATAATGAATTCACTTTATCTAATGGATTAGGTATCGTAGTAATAATAGTTTTCAATCGACCATCAGAATAGTATGCTGTGATATTATTTGTTGCTCTTATTTCACCATTATTACCAGATGCTGCGGTGCCTACACCTATTGAACCAAATTGTACGTTGGTTGTAGTGTTTGAAGTTGGAGTTAATGCATTATTAGCAGCATTAAATGCAGCAGTAATACTGTTGTTCTGTGTTATATCGGTGCCAGTTGAAATACCGTAGACACCGGTATTTGAAATGTTTGTTGGTTTTATTTTAGTTATTGGCATGATATTCTATTTATTATATTTCGGAATAAGCATCTATTGGAACACTAAAGTTTGCAACATATCTGGCATATCCTTTTGTTATTCTCAATTCATCTAGATAACCATTCCAACTTTCAGTTCCTGCTGCATTAGAACCAATTGACACGTTGGATACGGATGCCATAGAAATGGCAAATGCCGCAGTATTAACTTGCGATCCATTTAAGAAAATTCTCATAGTTCCATTACTTCTTGTTGCGGCAAAATGGTGCCATGTATTCATCGTAACGCCTGAGTTATTTGCAAAAGCTACGTTTGATGAACCACTATAGAAGCAAAGGTTTGCAGCATTTACACCCAAAGTAAATCTTCCTGATGTTGTATCTGTTGCTGAACTTCTCGTTGAAAAGATTGTTCTTATACCACTACCTTGGCCGCTTGAAGTATTTGCGGAAGAATATAACCATCCTTCCATCGTAAAATCACCAGCAGCAAACGCATAGGTATCTGCTATAGCAGAGTTAGCAACAAAATAGTCTCCTGTTCCATCAAAGAATAGAGAACTTGTTCCAAACTTATCAATTGTGTTTCTCACCGAAGTATTGCTACCCACAGTAAAGATACCATTCAACATAGTTTTATCAAAAATTGAACACCCTGTTCCATTTAACAACAGTTTTGTATTTGGCAATCTGGCCAATGGTGTGGTTGATATAGTGGTGTTTGAAGTATAAACGGCAGTTCCAACTGTCAATCTAACATCCGCCATGTAACCTGGCCAGTAACGAGTTGTTACGCCATCGTTTGATTGACCAATTCTCGAAAGAGTTCCTGGATAGTTATCACCATCAACATAAGTACCGCCAGTTTGTATTCCATCCATATACAGTCTTGTTGTGCCAGATGACCTAACTACTGCAAGATGTTGCCATTGTTTTAATTTTACGGCAGCGGTGCCCGATGAAAATCTTGTTACTTGTCTGGTATAGAAAGTATAACCATTTGTTGAATCTACACCAACATTTGGTTCTAATCTAGTAGCGCCCGCAGCTCCTCGTTGATCCCAAATTACAGCATTAGATGGAATTGAAGAAGCGTTCAAATATACCCAACATTCAAAGGTAAAATCACCAGCACCCCAAGCTATTGCTGGGTTTGCTGCAAGGTAAATTACATCACTTAATCCGTTAAAACCATATGAAGCGCCATAGATTGATGGACTATAAACACCTTCTGTTGGATTAAAGGGACTAAATTTAGTTACAGCAGAGTCGCCATTACGAGAAACAATTACCGAACTATTACTTGAAAGAACACCTCGAACAACAAATTGGTTACTATTACAAGTCAACAACGAAACATTAGCAGAGTTAGCATTTTGACTTGTTGTTGTTAATACATAAGTTGTTGGTGTAAAATTTGAAGTATATAAAGCTTGACCTTTTGTTATTCTAAGGTTAGATATGTATCCGTTAAATGGGAAATTTGTTGATCCACTATTTCTTCTATAACATATTCCCAAAACTTCGATCTCATTTGTTGCTAAAGAACCATTATTTGTATTAGAAGTTCCTGCCACACCATTAGTGTATACAGTAAAGGTATTTGCACTTCTAACAGCAGCAATATGAGTCCAAGTTTGAGCTGTTACGGCTGGTCCAGTAATAGTGTTGGCTACATTTTGACCATCTGTAGAAATAGAAAAATTAGGAACTCCACTTATTAATGAAAGTATCCATTGATTAGAAGACGCTGAACCTCCAGCATTAAATTTAGAAACTATAACTTGTTCGGATGCAAATGCTTGTGCATAAACGAAACATTCTACTGTAAAATCTCCACTACCAAATTGAAATGCTGCATTATGAGGTACAGTTAAATAATCACCTGTTCCATCAAAATAACCACTCCAATTTGAACCATATGGAGTAAATGATGAAGTCATTACGTTACTGTTGTTTCCTCTTGTAATACCACTCATAGCAGTATTACTTGAATCTATTATGGTTAAAGTATTGGAACTTAAATTTGTTTTTAGAGTCAATAACTTTACATTAGCAGAGTTAGCATTTTGACTTGTTGTTGTTAAAGATGTATTTGTTGAAGTAAAGTTTGCTGTATATAATGCTTCTTTGGTATATCTTATGTTTGAAATGTAACCGTAAAAGTCGGTTGATGTATCAGCTCGTCTTCCAATGTATACTTGTGATATGCCAGTTCTATTTGTAGTATTAAGTGCGGTTGAAGTATCTACTATTCCATTAAAATATATTTTTAAATTTGGATTACTCGACCCACTCTTAACTAATGCTATATGAGTCCATGTATTTTTAGCAACAGTATTAGCTGTTGTTAATATTGAACCAGTTGATTGGTTATCAATATACAAAGTTCCGTTCGTATTTAATTTTAATGATAAAGCGTTTGCATTTCCGCCAGAACCTTGTGTATGCCAAAGGCCAACATCGTTTGTTGAAGGCCATACAATTGGATAAAGAAACATTTCTACAGTAAAATCACTATTTTGGTCAAAAATATTAGTACCGCCAGTATTAACAATAATGTAATCACCAGAACCATCAAAAAAAGCAGAACCATCAACTATTGTTGGTGCTGCAAATGGAGTATTTTTTGTTGGTCTTATGCCTCCAAATAGAGTTATGCTCGCTGCATTTGAAGTAAGACTTTCGTCCATATAAAAAGCATTTGCACTATTAGCAGATTCACCGTTCAACAAGAGAACCGTATTTTTCCAATATGAATCTCCACTTGATATGGTCAATGATATTGTTTGTTGAGTTGTTTGATTTTGAGCATCATTTACCAAAATTACCAAATTATTTGTTACTGAAGCTTCTGTTACTGTACCTGAAATTAAACCGTTTGCTGAAAGAGTTAATCCTGTTGGTAGTGTACCAGAATACAAACTATATGTTAATGCGCTATCACCTATTGCCGACAATTGCACATTTACATTAAAAGTTACAGAAGTATAACTTGTAGCAGTAAACGAAGGAAATCCGGATACAGAAACGGTAGAATAGATTGCACCAGCGGTATTACAGAAAACAAATAGGTTATAATTACCAACAGCAATTGCTGGTGTTACTGCTCTAATTTGAGTTGAACTAACAAAAGTGTTACTGATTAAAGTATTATTGAAATATACCGATAAGTTTGCGCTAGTAAATCCTGTGCCATTAATCTTGATGTAACCACCATTACTATCAACAGAAGTATCATCCAAATTATTATATGAAGCATCAGTAACATTATAAGAAGTGATTGTTGGACCACCACTTACTGCACTGGTAGAATTAGCTTGAGTAACACCATCTGTTACAACTTCTTTAGTTAATGATTCATTTCCAATACCAGATCCAGAAACGGTAACTGTACCATCTCTATTATTATAAGCAACATAATTGCTAGAAACAGCACTATATGATTGAGTTCTTCTTGATCCGGTGGTTCTAATAGCCATTAAGTAATCTCACTTCCAAATGCGGAATAACTAACTGTGCTTGTTGATGAATTCGATTCAACAACATCATTTGCAGATAAAGTAAAACCAAGAGTTAATGTGATAGTATCATTTCCTGGTATAGGTGTATCGTAATTTATATAGTGTTTAGCATCCAGTGCTTCAGAAGTTGGTCGAACGGACAATTTAAAAGTTGCAGCATTAGCAGACTGATTGCAAACTGTAATTGTGCTAACAACGGTACTTGTTGCAATAGGTACAGAATAGACATTTGATGTATTGTTTGCAGTCGATAATACTTGACCAAGAATTTTATAAGTTATCGCCATTATTATTCCTTATGCACCCATTAACATGAATGGGCTTATAGTTGAAAATGTATTTGCATAATTGAATGCAGCATTTGCTGTATTTCTTGCAACTTGATCTAGATCAATTGTAGAATTAATTATTTTTACAACAAGGTCATCACCAGTTGCTGGTGCTTCGGACATTGTAATTTTGGTATTTGAACCAATAATTGTGTATGCACTATTTGGTTGAGTTAAACCATTAACCAAAACTATAACATTGTTTTGAATTGCTACAGTACCCATAGTGAATTCTACTGTCGAATTATCGCCAGTAAATGCAAATTCAGTTATAGGAGTATTTGAAAGTAGTGATGCAGTATTTGCTTTATCAAAGGCAGCATTTGCCGTATCTCTAGCATATTGGTCTGTGCTAGATCCGCCACCACCAGTATTTGCTTGATTGAAGGCTGCATTAGCGTGATTATATGCTGCGGTTACACTAACTTTTGCTGAATTGGCTGCAATGAATGCTCCGTTAGCGTAAATGCCAGATGAGGTTGCTTTATTGTCTGCGGTGTTTGCAGCGATAAAAGCACCGTTAGCATATGTACCTGCCGATACAGATTTACTATCAGCAGTATTTGCAGCGATAAAAGCACCATTAGCATATGTACCTGATGTAGTAGCTTTATCATCAGCAGTATTTGCTGCGATGAATGCGCCGTTAGCATATGTACCTGCTGCCATAGCATCTGATTCGGCGGTGTTTGCAGCAATAAATGCACCATTAGCATAGATTCCAGCTGATGTAGCTTTATCATCAGCAGTATTTGCAGCAATAAATGCACCGTTAGCATAGATGCCAGCACCTGAAGCATTTGTGTTTGCTGTGTTTGCTGCGATGAATGCACCGTTAGCATAGATGCCAGCAGAAGTTGCTTTGTTGTCGGCGGTATTTGCAGCAGCGAACGCACCATTGGCATAAGTTGAAGCGGAGTTGGCTACATCAAAAGATGCATTGGTTGTATCGCTGAATAATCTACCATAAACTTTTAATACCGATGTGTTTGCTCCATTTGGAGTCAAACGCATATTTTCATAGACTAATCCACCACCAGATGGATTGTGAGTCCATACAAAATATTCATTATCATTATCACCGGTCTGAAACTCTAATCTATTTTCTGCTCCTAAATCACCGGTGTTGAAGTAAATGATACTTGCAAAATCTGTATTGCCTGTCCAATATAATCCGTTGGCGCTCTTAGTCCAACTTATATTGCCTGTCATTACGCTACCAGTTTTTAATACTGCATTGTTAGCAGCAGCGAATGCACCATTAGC